GCCATTGAGACGCAAAAGGGCCGCAAGTCGAAAGCGCAAAAGGCCGCCGCCTCGACCGCGCCCGTGCCTATGGGCAAGCCGATAAACCGCGTTCCCGCCGAGGTTGCCGCTGACAGCGTGGCCGCTGACAAATGGGCGGCGATAACGGCGGCGTATCGGGAAGTGGGATACGTGCCGACGCTCGGCGACGCCGAGGCCCTGACGCGGCTGTGCCTGTTGTATAGCGAGGCCGCCGCGCTGCGGGCGTTGGTTGCCAAAATGACGGCTATTGCGGCGAAGGCCGGAGCCGTGGACGGGGATTTGATGGATTTACACAAATTGCTGGACAGTAAGCGGCGGTTAATTGTGCCGTTGGAAGACAGGTTGTTCCTGAATCCGGTTGCGCGTATGCGCGGGTTGCCGACGCAGAAAGTCGATAACACGCCGGGCGCGGTCAAAAAATATAACGTTTAACGGATGGGGGTTAAAGAATGTATCAATGTATGACAGAGGAGGCCTTAGCGGAGCGCGCTATGGAGCGCAAGATGATTGACGAGGCCCACAGCGTCAATATGGGCGTTTTGGTGTCCGCGTATTGCAAAGCAATTAAAAAGATTCACGAGTTGGAAAAGAGGAATAAATATCTGTGCGCCCAGCTGCGGTTTGCTAAGGCCAACGAAAGGCGGATGGCTGGCGCGCTGGACGCCAAAAACGAAAGCGGGGATAACGATGGACAGTAAAAAAAGTCTTTGTCGGAGGCAGGTTTATTACAATTGCGACGCCACCAACGACGCAATGGCGGAAACTTGCGCGGGGTATAAATCCGTCGAGTTTACCACTATGGCCAGAGGGTGTACGATGTGTGAATATTATGATTATGGGAGTTGCCGTAATAAGGAACTATGGGAGGCAAACAATGCCACAGCAGATTAACCTGCCGGAAATGTGCGTCGGTAAAATCGAAACGATGTACGACCTTAACATGGAGATGGCGATATGAATAAAATCACGTATAGCAAGCCGCGCACCGTGGACGGCGTCAAGGTGATAGACGTCCGCGTTGGCGCGTGGCCGTGGGGGCGGTTGGAATATTGCCGCGTTTTACATGAAGATACGGGGAAAGTAATCCGCCAATGGCGGGCCGTGAAGTTTACGCATTATGGGGAGACGGTGCACTATGGATCCCCGCAACCGGTACGGGATTTGCGCGTGGCGAAGTCATGGGTAGAGAAAGTGGCGAGGTATGCCCCTGAGCCGAAACGGAAAGAAAGCGATGCCGCCCAATGACCGCCCCGCGCACACTGGCCGAGTTGTACAGGGTGCCCGTCGTGGCGAAGCATACCAACTGCGTAGCGTTCGCGACGCGCGATATAACAGCGGTATTGTTTCGCTCCGCGTGGCGGGCGAGCGTGGTAATGCCAGCGATCCGCCGGTATCGGAACGTAAAGCGCAAGCGCAATGGGGATATTTGTATTTGGTATAACAAAGACTGGCCCAACAATGAATACGCATTTCATTTTGCTTATTATTGGAAAGGTAATTGCATAATGAAGCACGGGCTGGGAGAGGACGCGCAATTAATGTATGGCAAGTTTGCGGAGGTTTGCGCAAGCGAAAAAGAGAATTTCGCGAACTTTAAAATTGTGCGCAATTTCCGGTTGCCGCTGTGGGATAAGCGTCTCCGTAAGGTCGAGCGGGCAGTATTGCGCTTACTTAGAAAAAAGCAATACGGGGAAGTCGCAAAGGTGTTTGAACGTATAGACAAAATTATGACCGATTCGGGATGTTATATCCCGGTCGGGAAACTTATAAACAAGGAAGCGGAATAATGGCGACGCTTATAGTTAAATCCGAACAGGAAGCAATAGATGTATCGCGCATATTAACCCGCGCGGCGAAGTCAGTTTCTTTGGACGCCGCGTTACATAGCATTGAACAAACCGTCATTACGGATTGGTTGTTTGCGATTCGCGACGGCGTTAAAATCGAGGGGGCGAAATAATGTTGCTGGAACTAACCAAAGATGAATGGGAGATGGTTAAGAATCTAATCGACGAGAAGCTCGAAGAGATGATGCCGTACTCTGACATGTTTCCGTACGAAGAATCTTGCCTACTGTCTATGCTGAATAAGGTAAAGATTCTGCATGAATACGGCAAAATGGAAACGATACCCGAAACGTGTGGGAATTGCTGCTATTTTGTAATATTCATGCAAAGCAATACAGGAGGGTTTACTGCGTTTATTTGTAAGCAAACCCACGTCGAAAAAGAAAGCGAATACCGTTGCGATTGCGGAAAATTTGAACCTAAAAAGGAGGGCGTGTAAAATGATTAACGGCAAATATCATTGTCCGGCTGAAAGCATAACGTTCCCGGACGTTAGTTTTTGCGGCGACGGTGAATGTAGCGATGTTTGTTTGGACGCGCAGCTGTGCATAAAATTAGACTGCGGCACATGCGTCAGGAAGCGCAAGTGTCCGTATTGGCATTTTATAACTAAAGAATTGTGGAAAGGAGACTGACGATGGATAACGAACTTGACAACCTGCGGCGCACGGCCCGTGCCTATATGCGCGAGGATTCTTCGCCCTATGACAGTATCGGCATGAGGTACAAGGATAAAATGTTCGCCCGTATATATGCGGCATATTTGCTGCTGGAACCGGTTTATACCGATTATAGGTATAATTACCACCCCACAAAGACAAAACAGGTGACGGTGGTATACGAAGAATTGGAACGGCTGATAGGTCGTTTCGTGGTCGAAACCGATTATACAAAACCGAAGGAGATTAACGATGGGCAAGACTAATTTTGAAGAATTTTTGTATAACCTTGACCTTGAATATTACGCGCGCGTGGTTGCCGAGGGCAAGGTTTGCGACCTTTGCGTCGCGAAAGCCTATGGCGGCTGTTACGACCGTCCCAACATGACTTGTTTGGAAAAAATCATTAAATGCGGAAAGGATGTATAAGATGACTAATTTCGAGAAGTGGAAGGACGGGCTGACGTTAAAGGAACTGGCCTTTGAAGTTACGGCGGCGGAGAGCGTCGAAGTGTGTAATTTTTGTCCCGCTCATAACGACTGCGTACAAATGCGCAAGGCACACGCTGGCCCGCTGTCATGCGAGGAGTTAGTAATAATGTGGGGTGAACAGGAGGCGCAAGATGACGATTAAGGAATTTGTCGCAAGAATGGACTCTATGAAGTATAGGGAATTTATGGACTGGGCGAAACATGAATTTCGTCTCCCGTCTAACCAGATGATTACCGACCTATGTGAGCGTGTCGTTGATCTGCACGACAGGGGAGGAACTATTACGGACAGCATTTTAATTCGCGCCGTACTTGAACAGGATTTTGGGCTTAAATTCCAGCGTTGGAATAAAAGCGTATTTGAATTTCGCCGTCCGCCTACGGAGGCGCAAGATGACTAAACGCCAACCGATAATAGAATTCACGTCCACGGCGCAAGCGCGGGCGTGTTTGCGCGAGTGGCAGTCGCGGCTATTCCTTGCCGATTGGATTATAGATATTCAGATCGGCGTGGAAATTCCTGCGGACGCAGAGGGCGACGGGCTGGGGCGGATAGACGTCGACTACAACCGCCGGTGCGCGCTCATTACGCTCGCCGCAATGCCGGAGACCGTGGAAAGTCGTATCATGCGCGTATCGCAAGAGCAGGTGCTCGTCCACGAATTGCTCCATTGCAAAATCGGAGGGATTCAGGCGGACGGTTCGATGGAGGGGCAATATTACAATGCGCAGCAGCACGCGCTAATTGAGGAATTGTCGCGGTCGCTGGTAATGGCAAAGTATGGCGTCGGCGCGGCGTGGTTTAACAATTTGGGGTGGAAAGGAGAGGGAAAATGAGACCATTAAAACCGCGTGAATATGTGACCGTTATGGTGTTAGATTCGGACGGGCAGGAAAGAGAAATATATAGCCCAAATGAATCATTCGAGGAACGGTATTACAGAAAATACGGGGAGTGGCCTAGAACGGGCGAAGACCTTATGCGCGAGGCCGCAGATAGGGAATTAGCATTAAAACACAAGGGGAAGGGGGATGGGAAATGAATAATTTTGAGGCGTGGAAAGCCACGCTAACGTTGCAAGAAATGTTTGATATCTTGCTTGACTTGGCGGATCCTTGCGATAACTGCCCCGCCGCAGATTGTGGAATCCCTCGCAATCGCTGCAGGGAGTCATTTTTTGCGTGGGGAGAGCGCGGGGCGCGTGAAGAGCGTTGGGTGAAAATGGCTGACGAGCGGCCCAATGCGACGTGGCCGGTATTGATGAATTTTAACGGCTATGCGCGTATTGGCATGGTTCGCGGCGACAAGATATATTTGCAAGTAGACAAGTACGAAAAGGAAGGCCTCGACCTTGACGCCGTAGAATCGTGGATACCCGTTGGGGTTATTGGGAGGGGCAAAGATGATAGGCCGGAGGTCGGAAGTGCTGAATTAATGCGTGAGGGGCTGTCATTGCTGGACGAGTTCGACCTTACAACCTGCAAGGCCATAGATGTTGCTAATTTTCGGAGTCGGCTAAGGGATTTTGTGCTGAACACGGTGCCACGATATACTGGCGGAAAGGAGGCCAAAAAAGATGACAATCCTTAAACACTTGGTTAATTACTGTAACGCAGTAACCACCGGCAAGCTCACCGCCTGCCAAAAACACCAATGGGCCTGTCTGCGATTCCTGCGCGAACTCGACCGGCGCAAGGAAAAGGGCTGGCCGTGGGATTTTGACGAGGCGCAAGCGGAACGATATATAAGTTGGATGGGCGAGTTTAAACACTCGCGCGGCCCGCTTGCCGGTCAGCGAAAAGCCCCCTGTGATTACGAGCTTTTTGTCTATGGGAATATTTACGGTTGGTGGCACAAATCCGACACCGGCACGCGCCGATTCCGGCGCATGTATGAGCAACTCGCGCGCAAAAACGCGAAGTCGCAAGACAAGGCCATACAAGCCCTGTATGAAATATCGGCGTTCGGCGAGCCGCTGGCGGAGGCATACGTTGCCGCCACAAAAAAAGAACAAACAAAATGGGTTTGGAATGAGGCCGCGTGGCTGTACCAGAATAGCGAATTCAAAGATTCGTTCACCTGCAAATATGACAACGCCTCGCGGGAAAAGGTTATTAAACACGTAAAGAGCGGGTCAATATTTTCGCGGCTTTCCAAAGACGACGGCAAGCGCGGGGACGGTAGCAATCCGCACTTTGGGATTTTAGACGAATACCACCTCCACGAAACTACGGAATTTTACGATATGCTGACGAGTGGTATGAAGACGCGCAAGAATCCCCTACTGTCAATTATTACCACGGCGGGCTTTGACTTGACCAACCCCTGTTATGCCGTGGAATATAACTACGTGTCGCAGATACTTGACCCCAACAACCCCGTCGACAACGACCGCTACTTTGCTATTATCTGCGAACTTGACCGCAATAATACGCATGATATTTTTACAACTGACGACGGGCGGCAAATAGAACCGGGCGGAATAATTGACGAACTGGGATCGGACGCGGCAATATCGAAATCAAATCCGGTTACCGGTGCCGACCCCGTAATGCGCGAAAGTATCAAAGTTGAAACCGGCGAAGCGGCGCACAAGGCCGAGAAGCGCCGCGACCTGTACACCAAGACGTACAACGTCTGGGTGCAGAATAAACCTGTCGGATATATGGACATGACGCGGTGGGCGGCTTGCAAGGTAGACACGGCGGAATTACTTGCGGCCATAAAAGAAAAGGCTGCGGGCCGCTGTTACGTCGGGATAGACCTTTCCGAGCGCGAAGATTTAACGTCTGTGGGATTCGTTTTCCCCTACGCCGAGGGCGGCTATGCGCGTTACGCGCTACTCTCCCAGTCGTTTATGCCTGAGGAAACGTACCACCGAAAAGTAATTGATGGGCGCGCTCCATACGACGTATGGCGGCAAGCCGGACGTATTACCGTGACGGACGGTGCAACCGTAGACCACAAGGCCGTATTGCGCTACATGCTGGACACGTGCGCCGAAAACAACTGGACGCCCGTCGAATTTTGTATTGACCCCGCAATGGCGTTTGGTATATCCCCCGACCTCATAGCCGAGGGAATGACAGTAGTGGACATCCGGCAAGGCATGTTGACCCTCGGCGGCCCGACAAGGGCGTTCAGGGAGGCGGTATTCTCTCGTCGAATAATCCACGATAACAACCCCGTATTAACGTGGGCAGTCGGCAACGCGGAAATCCGTATAGACCACAACGCAAATATCATGCTGGACAAATCCAAATCCCGCCTGAAAATTGACCCCATAGCGGCAACAATCAATGCCTTTGTCCGCGCCCTCGTAGACGACCCGGCCCCCAAATCCGCGCCAATGGACTGGGGCGTTCGGGTGTTCTAATGCCTCCGCCTCCGCGCCGGAGGGCCCCCGGCGCACAATGGCGACTTTGGTTTATCGGTTGTATCGTGTTATATCGTTTTATAATATATACACTCTATTTTTTATGTTTTTTTCTGTTCAAAAAAGGTAATAAGAAAATAAAATCCGGTAATTTAAGGTTGTGAGTTGCGGGATTGGATCGGGCCCCTATGGGGCAGTTGCTGGACTTTATTTTGCTGATAATCGGGATTGCCGCTATTACTGCGGGCGGGTGTATAATCTACGCCCCCGCCGCGCTGATGGTAGGCGGGGCGGCTTGCGTCTTTATTGCGCTCTATCCCGGTAACGGCAAGCGCAATAATGCGCCGAAAGGGGGCGCGTAATGGGGTACTTCGCGCTCCAAGAACGCCGCTCGGCCTCCGCGTCCCCTGCGTCTATGCCGGAATGGGCAATTAGCGCGTTTGGCGGCGGGGCTACCAGCGCGGGTGTCGCCGTCGATGAAACGACCGCAATATCCCTCACGCCGGTATGGGCCGCAATAGATATTATCGCCGACACGATGGGTATTTTTCCGCTCCATATCTTTCGCAATACCGGGCCAACGACTAAGGCGTGGGCGCAAAACCATCCACAATATAACATGTTACATGGCGCGCCGAACGAAAACCTGACGGCCTTTGATTGGTGTCATATGATGGCAACGTACCAACTGGCGTACGGAGCGGGAATATCCGAAATCGAATTTGACGCCAACGGCCACCCCGTAGCGCTGTGGCCCATACCCACACGGCAGGTAACCCCTGCAAAAACTGCGTCCGGCAAGCTCACCTATAAAGTAACTGACGACAAGGGGGCGCAGCGCACACTGTGGCCGCACCAGTTATTAATATTCCGTTTTTGGCCCCGGCCTGACGGCGGTTGGTTATCCCCCATTACCGTTCACCGGGAGACAATCGGTTCCGCCCTTGCCGTGCGCGAGTTTGGAGCGCGGACGTTTGGACAGGGAACGAATCCGGCGGGCATAATAACCGGCATACCACCCGGATTAAAAGAGGACGCCAAAAAAACACTCGAAACCAACCTTGCCAACTACAGGGGCCTCGGCAAGTCTCATTCAATAATTACCCTTGAGGGTGGCCTGAAATTTGAGCGTGTCGGCTTGCCGCCTGAAGACGCGCAATATTTAGAGACGCGAAAGTTTGACACGTCGGAAATTGCGCGTATATATCGCGTGCCGCTGTTTTTATTGCAAGAACACGAAAAAAGCACGTCGTGGGGCTCCGGCATATCGGAAATGAAAGAGGCGTTTGTAATCTTTACTATGTTGAAATATTGCATACAGTGGGAACAGGAAATTAATAAAAAGTTGCTTGACGGTGGCAATAAATTTTATTGCAAGTTTGCCATTGATGGGCTGTTACGAGGCGCGTTAAAGGACAGAATGCAAGCATACGAAATAGGCTCGCGCATGGGAATTTATTCAATAGACGAAATGCGGGAAATGGAAGATATGAATCCCTTGCCAAACAGCGAGGGGGACGCGCGGCTTGTACCCATGAACATGGGGACGCTGGAAAATATTATTGCAGGGAAAGGGGAAAATGATGCCAAACAAGACAGTTGAAATGCGCCTTGCCGAAATCGACGGAATACAAATCCGCGCCGAGGGCGAGGGCGAGACAAAACAGGAATACGTGGACGGCCTCGGTATCGTCTACGACAAGGAAGTTGAAATCTTTGACGGGTATTTTGAGAAAATACGCGCCGGGGCGTTCGACAAGTGCCTAAAACGGGGCGGGGAGATTAAGAGCTTTTTTAACCATAATCCCGATTATGTACTTGCGACGACGCGCAGCAGCCCCGCGCTCGTACTTGAGGACACGCCGGACGGCCTTATATTCCACGCGCCTATCCCCAATACGTCATACGGGCGCGACTTGACAGAGAACCTGAACCGCCGCAA